TAAGTGTGTTGTTTACTGCCATTGTGTTTTTACCTCTCTTATTGATTCTTTTTTTGATTTATTTAAAGCTTCATATAGCTTCAAATTCAATGTTGTGCTGTTCAAAGAACTGTCTTAAAAGTGTAGCTTGTGGCACTGTCAGCTTTGCCCTGAATGCAATCCACTGTGCAGGTGTTTCCATTTTGGAAATAGTTGCTGCCTGTTCAACTGCCGTGTTTTCCTCGGTAGTTGCCGCTGCCGCTTCTGCTTTTCTCTTTGCAATGTCAGCCAGCCTTTGACCTTCAGAAATTGCCCTGTTCATATCCAAAGTGTCTTTATATACCTCAACCGCTTCAAAGCTGAATTCAGGCAATTTTTTGAGCGTTGCAAGGTCTGTTTCAATCTGTTTCAGTCTTGCATCAATTTCAGCTTCAATTGCTGACATTTTCACAGAAGCATTAAGCCATTTTTCATTGAAGATTTTTTCAAGGGTCACTTCAGAAAATGGTGATACTTTTGCAAGGAACACATCTTTGATTGCTTCCTTTTTCAAGAACTTCTTCTGTTCTTCAAAGCCTTTTATCTGACTGTCAATTGTCATAATAGGCTTGTCTATCAGGCTGATAATTTCGTTGACTTCAGCTTTGAATTCATTGAACGGCTGCATGTACTCTTTTTCCCTGCGGATGCGTTCATCATTTAAAGCCTTTTTCAGTTTGTTAAGGTTTGCTTTGTCAGCTTTTGCCGCTTTGATTTCTGATTCTGTGTAAACCAAAGAAGCATACACTTCTGATTTTTTTGCAATTTCGGTTTTAAGTTCTTCATAGTTGAATGAAGGTCTTTCAGGAATTGCAATTTGATTGATTTTTAATTCCACTTGATTTCCCCCTATATTTCAGGAAGTCGCAAAGGCGGCATCTGACCGCTTGTGACATACTTCCAAAATTTTTCGCCTTCTTGCATCAGATAATCAATATCTTCTTGAACATCCTTGCGTTCAATGAAATAGTGTCTTGTTTGCAGATATGGAACACCGTCAAACATTGTTTTCAGCTGTGCCTTCAGGACACAAAAGTCAGCTTCCAGCACTGCCATGTAAAAAAGGCACTGACAATAATAGTTTTCAGGGATTTGATTGTTCCATTTCTCTTTTTGCATTGACTGAAGGATTTCTGTTGTTTTGATTTCAAGAATTCCCCTTCTGCCCTTTTCATCAGTCAGCCAGCCGTCAACACTTGCCAAAGCCCACGGAAAACGGTCATTTTTAAAGCTGTTGTTTTCTATGTAATCAACTTTGTACTGCGGAAAATCCAGCCTAAAAAGCCCACGCAAGTGCATTTCTGCCTGTGTGCCGTATTGCACATAAGGCTTATCAGAAATATCTTCAGGAATGATTTGCCCTGTTTTGATTTTCCAAAGCGTTATGTTATCCATATATGGATTGCAGCCTATTACAGCAGAAATTTCACTGCCGCCTATACCGTTTTTCCTGTTTTCAAGCCATGCTTCATGACTATCAAGGATTGTTTTTATTACTGACATTTGAAGCACCCCTTGAAGCTGCCGTTAGCCCATGCGTACAGCAAGCACCAAAGCCAGCAAATCACAGCACCAACAATAAACGGTGTGTAGCCGCTTAAACCATAGTAGATAATGAAGATAAACATTGCCGCTGCTGCTATGAATGTGATACCGTTTATCACTTTGCTTTTAAGCCGTCTGTGCTTTCTTCTGATTTTTGGATTTTTCATCTTATGTACCTCTTTCAGCTGCCCTTTCAGCATCTTGAACTGCCCTGCCAAACTGCTGAAGTGCTATTGATATGTGTTTTTCACGCTTTGCCTGTTCCTTTTCTGTAAGTTCAGGGCGGTGAACAACAATAATTGCATTGCCGTATGCGTATTGGTTCATGTTATGCACCAACCTTCACAAAAAAAATTGCTTCTTTTTCACGAAGGCTTGTGATATTCAGTTCTTCACAAAGAACATCAATCTGTGAAGCTTTGAATTCTGCCTTGTTAAGAACACAATTGCGGAAACCTGCATAAGTCAAACCGCATTTTTCGGCAAGATGTTTGATTTTCTTGCCTGATTCCTGAATTTTCTGTTCAAGCAATTTTGTATTTGTCATCTTATCACCTCTTTCTTTGGTTCATGTCATGAACCTTACACTACAAATTGTAGCACCCTTTTAAGTTTTGTCAATACCCTTTTTGCGAAACATCAATAAGTGTTTATTGATTTTAATGAACCAAAAGTGTATATTATAAGCGGAAGGCGGTGAATTAAATGACTATCGGTAATAGAATTAAACAGCGAAGAATGGAATTGCAATGGTCACAAAGGGATTTAGCGAAAAAAATGGGCTATCAAAATCATTCTACAATTACAAAGATTGAAGCTGGGAAGGTTGATATTCCACAATCAAGAATAGTGCAGTTTGCTGATGTGCTGGGCTTGACCGTTGCTGACCTTATGGGCTGGACTGAAAAACCACAGGAAGCTGCTGAATTACACTTTGAAATGATTATGGATGAAGATTTGACAGAAATATTTGCAGACTTTAAAAAGCTGGATGCAGGGAAAAGGCAGCTTGTGAAAGACCTTGTTCACAGCCTTGCGGAAGCATAAAAAAAGAGGGCTTAAAAGCCCCCGAACAATTTCTTTACGAAAGTGAGTATGTACAATAATTGATTTTCATTTAATTTGTTGATATGTTCTGTTATTTCGGCAATATACTTTTCTTTCATTGGCGTACTCCTTTCTTATCGGGGCAAGAACAAATGTTCTGATACAATGTTCTGAAAACATTGTATTATATAACAACTTGGGGAATCAATGGTAATTGATACCTGTGTAATTTTACAATAAAGGTGGTGATGCTTATTGTCGAATTTTGCGGTAGAACATCATAGATAATACAGAAAGGTGGTTGAACTATGGAAAATGTACCCTTAAATGTGCTTTCAACAGAAGCATACATCATTTATCTACGGAAAAGCCGTCAAGATAACCCTGATGAAAGTGTTGAAGAAGTTCTTGCAAAGCATGAAGCGGATTTACAGGAACTTGCTGAAAGAGAATTAGGCGGCAGAATACCTGAACATTGTATTTTCAGGGAAATTGTCAGCGGTGAAACTATTGATGAAAGACCTGAAATGCAGAAGATTCTTGCAGCAATCGAAAATCCAGCGGTCAAAGCTGTTTTGGTTGTTGAACCACAGCGTTTAAGCCGTGGTGATTTAGAGGATTGCGGAAAGGTTGTCAATGCGTTCCGCTACACAAACACAAAGGTCATGACACTAACAATGACTTATGACTTGACAAACAAAATGGAAAGAAAGTTTTTTGAACAAGAATTGATGCGTGGCAATGATTTTCTTGAATACGCAAAAGAAATTTTGATGCGTGGCAGAATTGCAGCTGTAAAGCGTGGTGCATTTATCGGCAACTGTGCCCCCTTTGGCTATGACAAAGCTATGATTGATGATATTCACAGCTTGAAGCCAAATGCTGATGCTGATGCAGTCAGACTTATTTTTGATATGTATGTAAATCAGGGTAAAACATTTTTAGAGATTGGTAGACACCTTGATTCAATCGGCGTTAAACCTATGAGAAGTGACAAGTGGGAAAAGTGTTCTATCAAGAACATGCTGAAGAATGAACACTATGCAGGTTATGTTCGCTTTGGCGGCAAGAAAACAGAAAAAACCTTTGAAAATGGTCAACTTGTAAAAAAACGAGTTAACGCAAATGAAGAAGATGTGATTATTGCAAAAGGTAAACATCAGGCACTTGTCACACAGGAAATGTTTGATGCTGCACAAAGCAAGATATACAATCATCCAAGAGTGAACCCTGATAAAGCTTTGAAAAATGCACTTGCTGGGCTTTGCTTTTGTGCTGATTGTGGAAAGACAATGATTCAAAGACCGTATGAACATGCAAGAACACGCCTTGAATGTCGCAATGTTCATTGTGAAGGCAAAAAATCTGTGCCGCTTGATGAAGTGATTGATGCAGTTACTTTTGCTTTAGAAAATGAAAAGCTTCCTGAACTTGAAGTGAAATTGAAAAGTGATGCAGGTAACTCATTGAAAATTCAACAGACACAGTTGAAGAAAATGAATGATGAACTTGCGGAACTTCAGGAACAGGAAACAAGGCAATATGTATTTCTTGAAAAAGGCATCTATTCAGAAGATGTATTCATGAAACGCAACAAGGAATTACACGCTGAAATGGAAGCCTTGAAAACAAGGATTTTTGAAGCAAAGAAAGTGCTGCCTAAAGAAGTTGATTATGCTGAAAGAATTGTAAAGCTGGAAGAAGCCATTGCAGGTTTAAGAAATGAAAACATTTCTGTTGATGCAAAGAACAAACTGCTGAAGGCTATTGTCAAAAGAATAGATTACAAGTTTTTAGGGCGTGAAGGCAAGGGAAAAACACGCTATCAGTTAGATATACAGCTGTTGATTTAACATCATCAGTTGTGTATCAAAGCCTTTAAAATAGGGCAAATTTCCTTGTCACAGTGCGGTTTACAACAAAGCAGGGTCAGTATAATTATATGTGGATAGCATGGATATACAGGTTCACTGACATATCAATGCTATCCATATAAAAAAGGCGGTGAAAACATGAATGTTTTAGGGCATCTTGAAGAAATGCTGCTTGACGGTGAAATCACTGAAGATGAATACAAGGAACGCAAAGCAGTCTATGTTGAAACAATCCTTGAATTATATGTCAAGGGTATAATTGATAAAGAACAGACGCAAGCAAAGCTGAATGAATAGTATAATGGTTTTATCAATAAAAAAGGTGCTGATAATATGAATGAAAAAAAACTGACTATCATTAAAGACTTTTATGCAGAAGCCGACAAGGAATATAAAGCCGCCCTTGCAAGCTATCAGCAGAACCCTGACAGCCGTGCTACACAACGGCACTATCAGGAAGCGGCAGTAAAGCACAAAGCAATCTTTGACCTGTGCTGCTTGCTTAATATTACTGTATGGACTGACAAGGAAGAATAAAGTATTATAACAAATAGAAAGGACTGATACCATGAAAGAACCTGTGAACATCTGCCAAAAGTGCGGTAAAGAATACACTGAATTCCCTGCACTATCAAGAATTGATAATCAAACAGAACTTTGTTCAAAATGTGCTGAAAAAGAAGCAATGGATGAATTTGAAAAAATGTTAAAAGGCAAATAAGATATTTACATTTACCAATTATTGTAATATAATATTATTTGCGACGTAAAGTTAACATATTTAACTTTTGAAAAATTGAATAAGAACAACGCTCAATGTTCAACAGAAAGACACCGCTTGATTTCCGCAGGCGGTGTTTTTTTGTCATTTTGTACGCATTGCCGTACTTTTGCACAAAATATTTGTAAATCTTTGGTGGTTTTGTCAATTGTTTTCTGTGCGGTGCGGTATAATATAGACAAGCTAAAGGACACACAACAGAGAGGTAAACGGATATGACAAAATTTGAAAAAGTTAAATACATAATAAAAGCCGATTTGCAGCTTATGAAAAATCACACAGCAAAATCCTTTTACACAGTAAACAATAAAAATGCCAGCCTTTTCACATATTTAGTATGGCAGACAAAAACACTGTGGGCGTTTAAATAAAACCGCCCACCCCTTATAAGCCCCACACCCCCACACACAGAAAGGAAAACCACTATGAAACTGACAGATGAAAAAACAATTAAAATGCTTAACAAAGTTCGCAGTTATGAACTTGAAGACATGCTGGAAACTTATCCTGAAGATGAAAGAATCGGCAGAACAGATGAAGAAATGCTGCTTAATGAATTAAGCCACTTGCTTGAAACTTACGAAGATGACGGTTACACAGCACACGAAGATTTTTTAAGAGCAAAAAGGATATTGAGAGAAACCAAACACGGCAAAGTGATGCCATATTATATGCCAGCTTGTAAACCTAAATATAAAGCGTGGGAAGTTGAAGAAGCAAAAGATATGGTTAATGAATACAACAGATTAAAGAGATTGTACAATAAATTGATAAGCTGTTAAGAAACAAAACCGAGCTGGGCGGTATATCCCAGCAGAAAGGGAAACTATGAAAACATTGGTTGTTGCGTGTATTGACCAAATACTGATTTTTGACACGGTACAGGCATTTGATAGATATATCAATAATCTGAATGGAAGAATAAAATTCAAGATAATTAAACAGATTGTAAAATCTGACGGTTCTGTTTACATCAGAATTAAAAGGCAATACAACGGAAGTGATAAATTTATGGAATTGGACGGTGAAGAATATTTATGACAATAAAAGAATTAAGACAGCAAACAGGGCTTTCACAGTCAGCCTTTGCAAAATACTTTGAAATACCATTAAGGACGGTTCAAGATTGGGAACAGGGCAAACGCAAGCCGCCTGAATATCTTGTTAAGCTGATGCAATACAAGCTGGAAAAGGAAAACATCATAAAATAAAAAAAGGGTACAAGCTGAAAAGCCTGTACCCTTCTTCTTTGTAAACTAACATAATTTTTGAATACTAACCGAAAAAATGTTAGTTTGTTTAAATCTTGTTTAAACCTTGTTTATTTAACTTCTGTCACAGTGTACTTGATTTTCAGTTCATCAAGTTTGTTACAGATAGTCTTTTTGTCACCTGCTGACATTGCTGCTGTGCTTACCTTGTATGTCACAGCCTTCTTTGTGTAGCCGTTTAGACCTGCCTTCTTGATGATTGAAGGATAATCTTTATAAGCCCAGTTCATATCACAGTTGCCGTTCACGCCGTTCACCTTGCCTGAACTTGAATACTGCCACATGCCGTGTGCTTTTTTATATCCGCATACACTTGAATAGTGTGCAATCCAAAGGTCATATTTTGCAAGGCGGTTCATATCAAGTTCTGTATTGGAATAATACAGATAAGTATAAACCATTGCATAACAGCCCCAGCTTTCAATTGTTTCAACAGCATATTCAACAAGGTCAGTCAATGCAGCTTTGCTGATAGGCTTCAGCAGGTTATCTTCAACATCAATAACAAGCGGATATTCAAAGGTCTTGCCTTCAATAGCCTTTTTGAACATTGCAAGTTCTTTGTCAGCTGTTGCTTTATTCTGTGCGTATGTATAATAATACACGCCCACAGGAATTCCCAGCCTTTTACATTCCGCATAGTTTCTTTCAAAGTACGGGTCAATGTAAATGCCACCAAAGGATTTATTTGTTGAAACAGTTTTCAGCATTGCAAATTTGATACCTGCTGCCTTTACCTTTTCCCAGTCAATATTGCCCTGATAGCGTGATACATCAATACCTTTAAGTTTTGTTGCCATGTGGCATCATCCCTTTCTTATTTGTGAATTAAATAGTCATCAATTTCAGCCTGTGATTGTATCATAGGCTGAATGTTGTTGCCGTTAATGCCATGTTCAAGCAAAGCACGGTCAGCCTTCAGCAGCAGATGAATTTCTTCTGAAAGTCTGTCAATGCTTTTTTTGTCCTTGTCAAGTGTTGCGGTCACTTCCGCTTTCCATTGTTCAAGGGCTTCAAGGCGTTTGTTCTGTTCATTGTTTGGTGCTTTGATTGCAGATATGCCTTTGAACAGCCAGTTTGCAGCAACACAGATGATTGTAAAAGCAGAAGCCCATTCAAGAATATTGTTCATACCGCTTACCGCCTTTTATTTTTTCTTTGGTTCTGTGTAGGACAGTGCAAGTTCACTGTCTGTCACACCTTCAGTTGTTGGGTCAACCACAATGCCGACAATAGCAAGCACCATGAAAAGTGCTTCAACTACTGCAAGCAGTTTGTCACCCAGCATAGAAAGGTCGATTGCAAAGCCAAACACTGCACCGACTGTCTGAATCAGAAGCAGCATTGCAGGGATAAAAGCAAGCCAAAAGGTTTTGTGTTTAATTCTTACTTTCCAGTTAATCATTTTTCTTCATCCTTTCTGTTTTTGAGAAATAAAAAAAGAAGCTTTTCAGCTTCTTATTCAAGAACTGCATTTACTGAAATTTCTTCATGAACAATGCCGCCTGCATTTACTGTTGGTATAGGTTCACTCCAGTCATTTATCGCAGTTACACTTGATATCGCTGTTACCTTCAGCTTTACTTTGCCTGACAATTCGCTTACAGGGATAGAAAAATCCCTGCTTCTATTGCTTGTAATATTACCGCCATATTGACCATAATAAAGCTGTGATGAAAAGGCTGTTGTAAACACATCAGACTTCTTTTCAGCGTTATAGACTTCTATTGTTATATTTGTTTTTTCTTTAATATAATAAGCAAAGTTTAAATTTGTCAGCGTTAAATAGCTTTTAACTGTACCGCTTAAAGTTTCATAACCTGTAACATCAAATTCTTCACTTTCATAGGTTCTTGTTGTTTCATCTTTGGGGATATAATATTTGCCTGTGGCAATTAAATCACCTAAATCTTCTTTGTTATTCCAAGCAAGAACGCCATTTACTTTGATGTGTTTACATTTTCGCCCTTCATAATTTGTCTGTTCAGGGTCATTGCCATAAACATTAAAAGCCATACAATCACCCCTTACATTGTGATGTTTAATGTGCTTGTTGCTTCGTCATAGTTGAACTGTGGCAAAGTTGCCAAATATGCTTCACATGCTGACTGAAACTGTGCCGCATAGCGTTCAGCAAGCCCTTTGTATGTTGGAATTGTTTCAAATACAGGTGTAATGCTTGTTAAAGCAACGCCTGAAACATTGACTTTATAAAGTGGCATCTGATTGAAGATTGCACCTTCAAGGATGTTGCCTTTTGTGTAGGCTGGTGTTGTTGGTGTGCCGCTTGTTGCTGTACCTTTGATAACTTCAAGATAAGCCTGTTCAGTACCGTCAGCTTCATTCTTTTTATAGGTCATACAGATAAGGTCAATTCTGTTCTGACCTGCCGTGCCTGTTGCGATAGTTACATTTTCCGTTTTGTTCTTTGCAAGGCGAAAATGTCTGCCGAACATCAAGCCGTCACCGTCAAGAAACTGTACTGTGTTATTGTCAACTATGGAAGCTTTGAACTGATTGCCTGTTTCCATGATGTACTGACCGTCACCGAAAAAGGCGGCATTGAAAGCACCGTCATCTTCTGACTTGATATGTTCATATCCTGCATATCCTGTCACTAAATGTATCATAGCGTTTTATCCTTTCGTTTCTATTTCGTTAATCTTATCTCTGATAGCCTGTGTAAATCTATCATCTTGCATAAAGGTTGGAAGGGCTAAATCAACGTTTATATACATTGACATATTCGTTTCCATTTTCAACAATTTGCAGCATAAATAAGTCTCTTGTCACAATAATGCCTTCTGAAGCCCCTGTCAGCTTTTCGCCAGCCGCATTGTAATTAGGTTCACAAATATCTTCATATTTAGCTGTACCGTCATTTAACAAGGTAACTACCCAATAACGAATAATGTCGTGGCCTATTCCAAGATACAAACGACCATTGAACCAGTCACTGCCTTGATTGCAATTATCCGAGTTAAATTCACTTGTGCGACCGTCATCAAGTGTGTAGGTGTTTAACAATTTGAAAGTTCCGTTAAAATCATCGTCAGCAGTGTTTGCAATCATAGTTCCAAGCCCTAAATTGTTTGAACCTTTTCCAAGCTGAACTAAACGAATTTCTGCATTGTCTTTTGTAATCAGAAGCACCATGTCAAAACGATTGTTGTTTGAATGCCCCCATAAAGCGTTCATTTTAACACCCCAGCCCAATGCTGAACAATCATATTCAATAACATAATCAGTTAATGACAATTTTGAATAGCTGTCAGAAGCAGATAACTTCGGTGCAAGCAACATCTGTTTCGGGTTCTTTATAACATAGAATTTACCTTCAAGTGTATAGCTACCACTGCCGTTACCAAATATAAGGCAATCTGTTTCTGCACAATAGTCCACGGAATTGCAGTGTCCAAAGTTATGATGTATTCTTCGGATAATTTGAGCAGTTTTGTTTTCAAAGTCAATACGATAAATCTGTATGTCACCGTCAAACACTGCACCGCCGTCTGTACTCTGACAAAATCCCCAAATATCTCCGTCAATGATTGTCATGTCAGAAAACCCTTGCACACGAAATTTCATAATCAAGTCATTCATTGAAAGATTAGAAATATCTATTGTGTCAACAACTTCTTTCAATGTGTAAGGTTCATAGTCTGTAATAAAATTGGTATCTGCGGCAAGTTCAAGCTGTGCATCAGCATTAGCTTTCGCCATTTCCATTTGCACACGAATATATTTTATATTTGCATCTGTTGTGTAAAAACTTTTTACATATGTGCCGATTAAAGTAACGAAATTTTTATTTTCGTCATAGCCAATAACACGGCGATTAGTAAAAACTCCTCTTGTACCTGTGGTTGCATCTGTTATGCAACTAAATACATAATTTAAACCTGCTTCAACAGGAATATAATCTGTCACACAACTTCCGTCTAATGCAACAAAATTGCCATTATCATCAAGTCGCATATTTTCAGTGATTGTTGCAATATTGAAAATGTTTTTTCCTATTGTGTAATTAGTAACGTGAGTAGAAGATATTGCACCAATGTTTGCCCTTGCCTGTGCTTTCTGTTCTTCTGTAAGTGTTTGTGTAGTATACTGAACAACATTTGCTGGTATCTCCGTTTTCATATTATCAACATTTTCTTCAACATCAACAATACCCTGTTCAATGTGATTAAGTTCATCTGCATAAAGCGGATTTCCGTCAACAAAATTTTGTTTTACATAACTCATATTTATTTATTCACCCCCAAGAATCATTGTGCCGAGAATTGCATTGCCGAGAATTGATGTTGTTCCGTCATCACCTTCAACAATAGTGCTACTATCGCAAGGATAAGAAATTGTAACTGTGCCATTGTCGATTTTTACAATCTTTTTTGTGATTTCAGTTTTTACTTCAACCTTTGTCACATTTTCATAAGCACCGACAATATCACCAACATCATAGTTTTCTTCATCTTCATTGAAATTAAAATCTAGTTCATCAGAAGCCCACGCTTTTTTGATTTTATCAATGCCACCCTGTTTCAGTTCTTCACTGTTTTCAGCGTTCACGTTTTCATACACATCAACAACTTCTGCAATGCCTGTAAACACCTGATTTTCGCTTATTTCACCGCTTTTATCAGCATATACATGAATTACTTCACGTTCTGCCAAATCACCTTTACCAAGACAAATTACATGGTTCAGCGGATTGTATTTTTTTCTGATTTTCAGTTCTATCAAATCAGTGTCAAACTGTTCATCTTCTGAATAGTCAACAATAGGCTTTGCAGATAACACTACAAAGCCTTCATCATCTTCCACTTCAAAAGACATTATCAGCTTCGCACCGACTGTCTTTAACATCTTTTTAATGCCGTCATATCCTTTGATATAGCGTTCAAACTGATAGTTTGATAACTCAATGCCTGATACTTCTTCAGATGCCTTAAACAAAGAATTTAAGCCCATTCTGTCAATCAATGCAGAAAGCACAGTGTTGACTTCACCTGATACAGTCAGATAGTCTGCATTTTCATCAGGGCAAAGAACCTTTGAATTCAGGATGCCGTGCCATGTTCGCCCATAGTAAATGACTTCATTACTTGCAGTGTCAGCACCGATATCATCAATAATACCGCCGTATTCCGTACCTTCGATATATAGGAAGAAATTCTTATCACAGCAATGATTATTTTTTGATATCTTGCATTCAAAATCGTTCTCATCAGAACCATAAGCAAGGTCAAGCGTGTAGGCTGGCATCACATTGACATCTTCTTTTTTAGCGTTCATGTAAATTAAGTCCATTTTGGTTCACTCCTTTCTTCAAGAAGTGTAATGTCAAATTTAAAGTCACTGTTTGATGCAACATTAGATTCACCAGCTGGGATTGGTTTGAAAATATATGATTTTCGATTACGCAAATTAAAACAATTTTCCGTGCTACCGTCAGCTTTTGTTTTAATGATTGTTTTTTCAATACTGTTAATTGTCAGATATTCATTTTCCCCAATATCAACATTCACAATATAGTTGTGACCTGCCACTGTAACAACAGGTGAACTGCACGCACCGAAAATTTTCATAATAAAGTTTGTTGCGACAAAGCTTGCATTGTTCAACCCTGTGCCAAGCATATTGGAAGCATAGTCATGTGGATAATCCCTGTTATAGTCAAGGTTTGTTCCTTCTGTTCCTGTTGAACTGTAATTAAACCTTGTTGTTGTCTCTTTCACCCAATATGGAAAATCAGTTGATATTTTCACATTGATTTTCATATAGCCTTTGTGAATAAGATAATCTGTTTTTTGGTTTTCAGTTACAAAGCACTTTAAATAATAATCACCGATTATAATTTTGCCATGCTTAACCGCAAGAACATCTTTTTCAAATACTTCAAACAGCTTGTTTCTTAACCGCAAGCCTTCTTCAACAGTGTCAACTTTCATAATAATAGGGATTGTCTTTTGCACAATCCCTTTTGTAAAGCCTGATATTCTGTTGTTTTTTGATGTGACTTCCCATGCAAAATCACGCAAATCATTTTCATTCACATAAAGTTTTGATGTGCCAAAATCCAGCACTTCATTGATGTGATTGATATATTGTAATTTTTCAAGCATTTAAGTCACCGCCTTTTT